CATATATTGAAACTTTGGATATGGTATTAAACACTGGTGCTTTGATTCAAACCAGATTTACCAAAAGAAAAGGAAAACTTTATATCGATTACGATCCTGCAATGTTAACAGTAGGAAAAATATTTGTTATTGACTGCACTAGATTATTAAATCCAAATGATGCTCCAAAAATTTGGAATGACTTTTTTCTCAAACGATATACTACAGCATTATTTAAACGTCAATGGGGACAGAATCTTATTAAGTTCAATAACGTCCAACTTCCTGGTGGAGTATCACTTAATGGAAGACAAATATACGAAGATGCTTTAAAAGAAATTGATGATTTAGAAGCAAAAATTCTTACAGATTACGAAGTACCACCATTTGACGCAATAGGATAATATGGCAAAGAGCGTTTATTTTCCACAGTTCGGTGGAGTAAAATCAGAACAAAGTTTAGTTCAAGATTTAGTTGACGAACAAATCAAATTGTTTGGTATGGATGTTTATTACATACCAAGAATTTTGATTAAAGACGAGGCATTAAACGATGTCGTTCTTTCCAAATATAAACAATTTTATACCATAGAAATGATGCTTTTGAATGTGGAAGGTTTTGGTGGTTCTGCTAATTTAGAAATGTCTAAATTTGGTTTAAAAATTTCTGATGAAATTTCTTTTGCAGTATCGAGAAGAAGGTGGCAAACATTTGCTGCCACAACTATTAATACTACTGTTACCGATAGACCTTGCGAAGGTGATTTAATATACATTCCAATGACACAGAATGCTTACGAAATCAAATATGTAGAAAGAGAAGCGCCTTTTTATCAATTAGGAAAAAATTATATTTTTGCTATGAATTGTGAACTTATGCAACGTTCTGATAACGAATTTAATACAGGTGTTGAAGAAATTGATGATTTACAACAAGATGATTATGTTATTCCTATTACACTTAAAGCGGGCGGCAGTGGAACTTTTATTAAAGGTGAAATTGTAGAACAAACTTACACCAAAAATAACACACAATATACAACTACAGCAGAAGTTGCAAAATGGAATTTACCTTCTCGTGTTTTAGAAGTTGTTTATGTCGACGGAACATTCCAACAAAATGTTGCTTTAGTTGGAGAAGAAAGTGGAGCATCTTGGATTGTTGAAACATTTTCGACAATTGAGTTTGATACAGAAAATTATCAAAACAACCAAAACGAGTATTTTGAAGAACAAGGAGATACTCTTATTGATTTTACCGAAGATAATCCATTTGGCGAATATGGTGATATGGGGGTATTTTAATGTTAGGAACTCATTTTTATTACAGCATCATTAAGAAAAATGTAGTTGCATTTGGAACTGTCTTTAACAATATAGAAGTTGTTAAAATTGATCCAAGTACTGGAAATGTAATTGAACAGAAAAAAGTTCCTGTTGCTTATGGTCCCAAATCAAAGTTTCTTGCAAGATTAGAACAAGATCCAGGAACTGAACATAAAGTTGGTATTACAATGCCTCGTATATCTTTTGAGATGAAAGATATAGTGTACGATTCAACAAGAAAAACGAGTGTCGTTCAACAATATTTGGAAAATGCTACGTCAAATAAAGTACAAGTTCAATACATGCCAGTACCATATAATTTATCTTTTGAACTTGGTATTCTTGCTGTGTCACAAGATGATGCCTTACAAATATTAGAACAAATAATACCATTTTTTCAACCAGCATTTACTATTACCGTGAAACTTATTCCTGAAATGAACGAAGAAAAAGATCTTCCAATCATTTTAAACAGTATAGGTTATGAAGATGATTATGAAGGGGATATGATGAAAAGAAGAAGTATTACATATACTTTAAGTTTTACACTTAAAACTTATTTTTACGGACCAATAACAACTTCTCCGTTGATTCGTAGCGCAACGGTATATGGTGATGCTGGAACTCCACCAAAAGGAACAAAAGTTATTGAATATAATGTAACGCCAAAAGCATTAACAGATTTAAATAATGATGGACATATTAATTCTGCCGATGATGTATTGGTAACTCCAGCAGATAATTTTGGATTTAACGAAACCCTTGAAGACTTATGAGCAAATTTGAAGAAAATATGGAAGAAATATTTGATATTGAGATATCAAAAAAAGCAGAAATACTTAAAGAAATTGAATCTATTCCTGAAGATATTAATAAAGATTATCAATATACAAGAGATAATCTTTATCATTTAATCAATAAGGCACAAGAAGCAATTGGAGATGTTCTTGATTTGGCAAAAGAAAGTGGACATCCCAGAGCATATGAAGTTGCCGGAAATTTTATTAAACATACAGCAGATATGACTGATAAACTTATGGATTTACAAAAGAAAATGAAAGATTTTGAAAAAACTAATGAAATTAAATTATCTCCAAATAGTGTAACAAATAATATGTTTTTTGGAACTACTGCCGATTTACAAAAAATGCTTAAAAAAGGTAAAGTTGATTAAAAAATAAATATTAAAAAAAGGAAAAATATGCAATTAATTAAACCTCTCTCAACCGAAACTTCTTTATCTTCTGCATCAAATGTAAATTCTGCTACAGTAGTAAGAGTTTTTAATAATCAAAACGCAACAACTGTTTTATCATTAACCAATAAAGATAACGCATCATTTAACGTTGCTTCTGATTCGGGAATCTATGTAGTAACTCTGTTATCGGGTGGTGCTGGATATGCTTCTTCGGATACAATAACAATACCAGGAACTTCTCTCGGTGGAACAAGTACTGCCAATGACTTAACAATCACCGTTTCTTCTGTAACAAATGGAGTTATTTCTACTTTTACTAGTTCAGGTACTTCTGTTGGAACAAACAAATATAACGGACTTTCAGGAACTTATAGTGGAACTGGAACAACATCTATAAGTTCTCTTACTTTGAATGTTTATGAAATAATATACATTCAGAAAAAACCAAATTATTTACTTTCTGCTTCTACTGGTGGAAGCAACGTGAAAGTTGTACAAGTTTCATACGCTAACTAATAAAAAACTATGAAATCATTTAAAGATTTAAGAAAAAAACTTAGAGAAGATTATGAATATGAAATGGCAACTAATCAGTTGTTAACTGCCGAAAGATGCATAGATGCATTGTTGCCATTTTTAGAAGGTGAAGGAGATTTACCTGCGTGGGTACAATCAAAAATTTCTATTGCTACAGATCATATAGTTACAGTATGCGATCATCTGGTAAGCGAAAGAGGAACAAAAAAAGAAGATTATGAATATAAAATGGCATCAAATCAGTTAAGAACTGCTCATAGATGCATTAAAGCGATTTTACCTATACTAAAAGGAGAAGGCGAATTGCCTGCTTGGGTACAAACAAAAATCTCTGTTGCTGTTGATTATATAGTAACAGCATATGATTTTATGGCAAGTGAAAGAGGAATGAAAGAGGAAGCATCACCTGCTTGGCAAAGAAAATCTGGAAAAAATCCAGAAGGTGGATTGAATAGAAAAGGTATTGCCTCTTATCGCAGAGAACATCCCGGTTCACATTTATCATTAGCAGTTACAACAAAACCATCAAAACTTAAAAAAGGTTCTAAGTCAGCAAACCGTAGAAAATCTTTTTGTTCCCGGATGAAAGGCATGAAAGCAAAATTAACCAGTTCTAAAACCGCACACGATCCTAACTCAAGAATTAATAAATCATTAAGAAAGTGGAACTGCTAATATCTTAAAAAGACATCGCAAGATGTCTTTCTTCATAAATATAGAAAATAATCTATGAAGGTTTAAAATGACTTCAGAAAATATTAGTATACGTACTTGTCCTAAATGCGAAGCAAAATGGATAAATGGACAACATTATTGGACAGGAACAAATCAAAAAGGTGACGAAACTCAACTTGCAAGTTTAGTTTGCGATATGGTAAAACATCCCGATTGTATCAATCCTAAAAGAAATACTACAAAAGGTGATGGTTGGGAAAAACGTTTAGAAAATCTTGAAGCAAGAGAAAGTGAATATTAAAATTTAATATGGCAAAAAATAGCGATAAACTTGATGTTGGACAAACCTACTTAGCAAATCCAAATTTAAAAAAAGCAAATACAAAATTAAACTTTACAAAAAAACAAATACAAGAGTTTATAAAATGTAAAGACGATCCTGTGTATTTTGCCAGACAATATATGAAAATCATTTCTTTGGATAGAGGTTTGATTCCTTTTGAGATGTATGATTTTCAAGAAAGACTAATTAACAACTTTCATCAACATAGATTTAATATAGCAAAATTACCCAGACAAGCAGGAAAAGCATTGGATATAAAAACTCCAATTCCAACTCCTACAGGTTGGACTACTATGGGTGATTTAAAAGTTGGAGATAAAATTTTATCTCCTTCAGGAAAAATTGTTTCTGTTTCTATGAAAACAGAAACTATGTATAACCACGATTGTTATAAAATATATTTTGACAAAGGCGAAGAAATAATTGCAGATGCTGAACATTTATGGGAAGTAAACAGTTCTTATTGGAAGTCCGACAAAAAAATATTAACAACTGAAGAAATATACAAAAAATATCAATCAAAAACAAATAATAAAAAAAGTAAAGGAGTTCAGAATTCTTTATATATTGAAAAATCTAAACCAATAGAATTTGAAAAAAAAGAATTGAATATCGATCCCTATATTCTTGGTGTTTGGTTGGGAGATGGATATTCAACAGATGGACATATTATTGTTCATAAAGACGATTATTCTTTCTATAAAGAAAAAATAAAAGTAAATGAAGAAACTATTAAAGATAATCATGTAATATTTAAAATCGAAAATTTATGTAGTCTATTGGAAAAAAATAATCTACTTAAAAACAAACATATTCCAATAAATTATTTAAGATCTTCATACAACGATAGATTAGAACTTCTTCGTGGGTTAATGGATACTAATGGTTCTTTGAAAAAAAATAATGAAACTTTTGAATTTTGTCAAAAAAATTATGATTTTATTTTACAATTTGTTGAACTATTATCTACATTAGGAATTAAATCTAATATTGAAAGAAAAAAAATAAAGAATAATTATTATCATACAGTTTCATTTAATAGTAAAGAAATAGTATTTAATTTACCAAGAAAAATAAAATATATTGATAGTAAAAAATCATTTAAAATACAAAATGATAGGCATTATATTCAAAAAATAGAAAAGGTTGATAGTGTTCCTGTTGCTTGTATAAAAGTCGATAGTGATGATTGTTTATTTTTGTGTGGAAAAACTTTCATACCGACACACAACTCAACCATTGTTATTGCATATCTTCTTCATTTTGCCATATTCAATGCCAATGTAAAAATTGCCATTCTTGCAAACAAAGCAGAAACATCCAGAGAACTTCTTTCTCGTTTACAACTTGCTTATGAAAACCTTCCTAAATGGTTACAGCAGGGCATTCTAGGGTGGAATAAAGGTTCTCTTGAGTTAGATAACGGTTCTAAAATAATCGCCGCTTCTACGTCATCCTCGGCGGTGCGTGGAAACTCTTTTAATATTATATTCCTTGATGAGTTTGCATTCATTCCAAATCATATAGCAGAACAATTTTTCTCTTCTGTATACCCTACTATTTCTTCTGGTAAAACCACAAAAGTTATAATCATTTCTACTCCACAAGGTATGAATATGTTTTATAAATTGTGGCATGATGCCGAACGCGGAAAAAATGGTTATGTTCCTTTAGAAGTTCATTGGAGTGATGTGCCGGGTAGGGATGAAAAATGGAGAGAAGAAACTATACGGAACACAAGTTTGAGGCAGTTCGAGCAGGAGTTCGAGAGTCTTGCCTTTGATACATTAATAAATAACGGTGTAATGGATGTATGCATAAGAGATTTATATGAACAACTCAAAAGCGAACAATAAAAATTCTCCAAAAATGCTTACAATTCCCGAAACCGTAGTATTAAATACAAAAGGACACAAAATACTTTCTCCAGAAGGTTTAGTGTCTTTTTTTGGCATTAATAAAATATCCAAAGATAGTTATATTCATTTAAAATTTTCCAATGGAAAAGAATTAAAATGTTCTCCAGATCACCCATTGATGACTATTGATGGAATTGTGAAAGCAAAAGATATAACAAAGAAAGAAGAAATACAGGCAAAAACCGAAAACTGTTTTGTTGTATCAAAAAGAAACATAAAAAGAAAAATAGAACTTTACGACATTGTAAATTCAGGTACAAAAAATCTTTATTATTCTAATGATATTGTTTCTCACAATTGTAGTTTCCTTGGTTCTGTAGATACTTTAATATCTGCTTCTAAACTTCGTATGATGCCTTATGAAGAACCTATTACCGACAATGGAAAAGGATTGAAAATATACGAAAATCCAAAACCCGATAGAGATTATATAATGACTGTGGATGTTTCGAGAGGAACTAATAATGATTATTCAGCATTTATTGTAGTTGACATAACAACCTTTCCTTGGATTGTAGTTGCAAAGTATCGAAATAATGAAATTAAACCTATGTTATTTCCGAATGTAATAGAACAAGTTGCAAAAACTTATAACAAAGCATATATTCTTGTGGAAATAAATGACATTGGAGAACAAGTAGGTAGTACCATTCATTTTGATTTAGAATATCCAAATTTGTTGATGTGTTCTATGCGTGGAAGAGCAGGACAAACTGTCGGACAGGGATTTTCTGGGACTAAATCTCAATTTGGTTTAAAAATGTCAAAGGTAACTAAAAAAATTGGATGTTCAAATTTAAAAACTTTGATAGAAGACGATAAACTACTCATATATGATTATGATATTATCAGTGAATTAACAACTTTTATTCAAAAAAATAATGGATTTGAAGCAGATGAAGGATACAACGATGACTTAGTTATGTGTTTGGTATTGTTTGCTTGGTTGGCAGTTCAACCGTATTTCAAAGAAATGACAGAAAACGATGTCAGAAAAAGAATATACGAAGAACAAAAAAATCAAATTGAACAAGATTTATCTCCAATAGGATTTTTAAACGATGGTTTAGATACCGAAGAAGAAAAGTTTTTGGATGAAGAAGGTAATATTTGGTATTCGGATGAATACGGAAATCCTTTGACTAATGTGGAATATAGAAATTGGTTTTAAAAACAACGTTTTAATAAATAGTTTAAGATAAAAAAAATATAATAACTTCACCAAGGAGAAAATAATGACAGTTCAAGTATCACCGGGAATTGTTCTATTAGAAAAAGATTTAACTACTCAATCAACTACATCATTTCAAAAAAATACTGCGGTTATTGTTGGTAGTTTCTCTAAAGGTCCTATAGGAACAATTACTAATATTACATCAGAAAAACAATTATATCAAACATTTGGCGGACCAACCGCTTATAATTATGAAGATTGGTTTAGATCGGAAGAGCGT